GGCGATTACCTGATGATAGGAAACTTCCGAGGACGGTAACAGGAGATTTAGCAATTGGCAAAAAACGAAACAAAGAATTTAATCCAAGCAGCACTGCACAATTAATTGCAGCGTTTACAAATTGTGGAATCGCTGTTCCGATTGATCAAGGAAAAAATAAACCCACGTTGAACCAAGTCGCATTGGCTGAGTTTGATAGTGACGACCCGACAATGTTGTTATATCGTGAGCGCGCGAAGATTGAAACACAGTTAGAGCACGTTGATAAACTTCTAGGAAACATAAATCCTGTATCCCATAGGCTACATTCGGGTTATAACCAAGTAGGCGCAAACTCAGGTCGTTTTACGAGCAGTGGAGCACCCAAGACAGCAGCGAGCAAAACTAAAACCGTTTTTGGGGTAAACATCCAGCAGGTTCCGCGTGCAAAAGAGTTTCGCGAAGTCTTCGTTGCGACACCCGGTTATAAATTAGTTATCTGTGACTGGGCTCAAATTGAGCTTCGGTTAGGAGCTGAGTTAATCAATATCCCCCAAATGAAGAAAGCTTTTATTGAGGACATTGATTTACACACGCTTACCGCAAGCCTCATTTACAAAAAAGATATTTCTGAGGTTAGTAAGAATGAACGGCAGGACGGTAAAACACTTAACTTCGCTTTATTATACGGCATGGGCTACAGAAAGTACAAAACATATGCTGCTCAAAGCGGAAAGTTAATTACACTATCTGAGGCCAAGGTTGCCCACACGGGGTTTCACGCCGCATATCCCCGACTCAAAGCGTGGCATATGGAGCGTGCAGCACTGGTTGCCGATGGGTGGGCTTACACCAGAACTGCTTGCGGGAGGCGTCGACTGCTCAGTTATGACGATGCAACGATGATGTGCAGCGCAAACACATTGATTCAAGGATCTGGTGCCGACATTCTTAAAATAGCGATAGCTAACATCAGTGAATATCTAAACGACGACGCCTATTTAGTTGCTTGTGTACACGATGAACTGGTTTTAGAAGTTAAGGAGGATAAAGCTGAACAATATAAAGAGTTACTGGAAACCGTAATGATTCAAGCAGCGGAACATGTTCTAAAATCTGTTCCAGCTTCAGCCGATGCTTCAATCGGCGATTCGTGGGCAGCCAAATGACAATTAATTTAATTGAAATTCCTAAGCACCCCAACAAAGAGGTGTTTACAGTCAAAGTTAATAACCGTTATTACGCTGTAATTACAGGTAATGACAGCATCTACATGATTCCAGAAATGTTCGACTCCCCACTCAAAGCGAGTAATCACGCTCGGTCACTGAAGCGGCAATTAAAAATTGACGTAAATATTAAGAAAGAACAAAAAACGAAGGTATCAAATAATACGACTAAAATACTGAGGAAAAAACAATTCTACACTGAAGCCGAGATGACCTCGGAAACACGATTAAAGTTTCGTGAGGTCTGGCTGATCGTCAGTCCAGACGATCGATACGTTGGCGAAGTCTTGAAAGATAACGAAGTTGTCAAATATGTAGAAAATAAAAGTTATGCTTTTGCGTTCAGAACATACGAAGAGGCAACACTAAACCTAAAAACGTTAGACATGGTGATTAAAAAGGGCCATAAACTCAAGCGATTTTTTGAACGCCGGGATTGATACTTAATCGGTACTATAATCAAAAGAGATTGCTTATCGTGCTGTGGCAAGGCGTCGGGTAAACGTAAGTGTTGCAGGTCAGAATTTTGGGATTGATCTTCCGGAGATCGGACAAGAAGGCACCGAAAAAACGGAATCACTTCTGGCCGATTATTTTCCAGAATTAAAACTGTCGTTTGGAACAGCTACTGGGAAAACCACGCGGGGCGGTCGCTTAGGTAGGCAAACACTACCTATGGCTCAAGAAATCACTTTAAAGCAAGCATTGCCTAGAGCTGGCGGAAAGATATTTGAGGGCAAAGTTGGCGGCGCAACGATCGAAGAAATCGGAGGCCGGGGTTTTGGGATGAAGGATTATAACGCTGCTATTGAAGCAGGATATACGCCTGAAAGCATTAAAGATTACGTTACACGAAATAAAGAAACATTATATAACATTGGACCAGAAGCTCAAAAAGTCCTGGGTATTACAGGGTATGTAAGTACCAAACCAGGGGCTTACAACTATGCAGCACAGGGCGGTCCAGGATTTGGGATGAAGGATATTGAAACCTTAAAACAAAGTGGCGTCAGCCAGGAAGCTATGACCAAGCTTGCTGCACAGGCCCCTGTCGTAGGTCCTGAAGCCGCAAAGTTTTTAGGTTACGCCCCCACGGAGGAGCAAACAAAAGCTCAGCAATTTTTAGCAAGTTTTAACCCCGCAACCGCTGGAGGACCTGGATTCGGTATACAGGATATTGCAGCGCTTAAAGAACAAGGGATTAGCACCGAACTCATGAAAGCAGCGGCAGCACAGGCGCCTCGCGTTGGTCCCGATGCAGCAAAACTTTTAGACTACACGCCCACAGCGGCTCAGGCGGAAAATTTAAGACTTGCTCAGACTGCACCAGCGGCGGCGCCTGTAATGACTACTGCTCCTACCCCTGCGCCTAAGGCTCAGCCTCAGCCTTGGGAAAACTTTGACTACGGAAAATATGGCGGCGCAGGCTTCGGGATGGAGGATGTTAAAGCATTACAGCAGATGAATGCGCCTACAGATATTATGAAATCACTCGCCAGCAGAGCTTCGACAGTGGGACCGGATGCCGCCAAGTTCTTAAACTACACATTGTCTGCCGCACAAGAATCAGCGTTAAAAGCACAGTCACCATCTCCGATTTCTGTCGCTGCTCCTACCCCTGCGCCTAAGGCTCAGCCTCAGCCTTGGGAAAACTTTAATTATGCCGCTTATGGGCAGGCAGGATTTGGAATGGAGGATTACGCAGCTTTAGAAAAAATGAAAGCCCCGATAGATATTATTCGCGAAATAGCACGGAAAGCCCCCGGCGGACAAATAGGTGCTGAAGCTCGTAAACGTTTAGGCCTTTGATGCACCATATAAATACATATAAATTAACTTTACTTAAAGACCTAAAAAAAGCTGAGTTTGTAATAACAGCAAACAACAGTAACCACGCTCAGGCACAGGCAGCAGATATTTGCCGCTCTGTGGCGGCGGATAAATTTAATTTGATTTACGGGGTTATCGAAGAAGATGCGATTTCAAATGTATATAAAAAATTAGCTTTCAACGATTTTGATTATAAATCGTGTTTTATTTGGAATGGCTCAATTAGTAATAATAGCCCTTGTTTTTACTTGTTCGGTAAAAGAATATTTGTAAAACGTTCAATTATTAAGTACCTTAATATTCCAGAAGACTCAACAATAAAATTAGTGTGCAACAACAAAAACTGCATAAACCCGTATCATTTTATATATCTGCCAGAAAAAAACTCAAAATTGACTGGCGGCGAGCTGAAATTGCTAGTAGCCTACCGAGGCCAGGGCACTCGTGTCAGTCAGATTGCCCAGGCTTTAAACGTCCACCGCTCGACAATTTACCGAAAACTCAAAAATGAACGTGTTTCTGCTGGGTCTGCGGATCACCGCAACGGCTCAAGAAAATGACGACAAAATCAATGTGCTTGCTGAAGCACTGCCGTCAAACGACAAACGAGTTGCAACGAAAGTTCAGCTCATTCAAAGCAAAGCTCACTACGTCGGAAAACTCCTTAAAGAGTTGAACGAAGACGATACGGTTTTGGCTGTCGGTCCCACAAGGCCGACTCTTGACGGTGTTCTTCAAATGCAGCCAATGTTGATTGTATCGCAAAGCAACTTCGATGATCTACTGGCTCTAAATCTGTACATTGCTGCAGGGGGCTTAGGGCCTAAAGCAGAAGAAGTTGAGCTGAACGATACTACCGTTACTAACCGTTCGCTTGCTTGGCAGAACGACGAAAACGAAACTTCGTGGTTCAAACTCACAGGCTGGGCCGAGCTTTCAAAACAGTTGGCTGAATTGGCTCCAGGAACCCCAACCATTGCTGTGGGTAAGGTTTCCACAAGCGAAAAAGACGAAAAACTGTACCTTAACTACAACGTTGATAAAATTCTGTATCTGCCCAAAACAACTAAAACTACACCTAAAAAGGCTGCCGACCCTGAAAAAGGTAAAGTAGCCGCTGCTGCTATCGGTTCGATTAATTTTGACCTCTGATTACTGATTACCATGGTGTTTATTGCTGGCCAATTCTCTGCAGACGAAATTCTCTGCAATGTTCCTCCTCACACGCTCCGTATTGATCTTCAAGCTCGCCGTTGGAAATCCGATGTGGATCCTGACAGCGCAATTGTAGATAAAAACGATAACGGTATTCCCATCGAGTTCATCCTTTTAGGTTTTACTCCTTACTTCGGTAACCTGGGACTCCGTAATCAAGAAGAGTTTTTACGCATCGCTTATGTGGGTGTCAGTCCTAACCACAGGTTGCTTCCTCCTCGGTGTGTGACGACTTCGATGATTTCCGGAAAATCATCCCAGAAGAATTTCATCAGTTACTTCCAAACCCTGTTCAACAACAGGATTAACTGTGCTTCCGTAATCACAGCATCTAAGTTTGTGACTCGCAGTTTTAACGAGCGGGACCCCGTGACCGGGGCAGACGGAGCAAAAATCAACTTCAACGCACTTGAATTTGCCGATCGCCCGGCGGCAAACGAAGAAGAAACCAACTTGATTGAGGATGTGAATGCTTGGCTTTCCGACAAAGGCGCGTCGCTTATCACAGCGGCACTTAAGTCTCACATTCCTGGATCGGATCTGGTTGAATTACCTCTTGGGTCAGATCACACGGAGATCAAAGCCCAGTTTGCTGCGACGCGTGGGGCGCCCAGTGAGCGCTCTTTACCTTCAGCTAACGTTCCTAGCAAAAGTCTCAAAGCTGCTGATGTGGCTGATGATTCTGAGAGCAACCCTCCGCCTTCGCCAAAAACTAAGAAAGCGGTTGAACTTACTGAAGAGCAAGCTAAAGCACTTGGTCTTGAGTTCTGATTCTTTATAAAAAGTTCTTGGGGGTCGCAAAGACCCCCTTTTTTGATGAACAGAAAACTCGTACGATCAAAAGCTGAAATCTACTGGTGTTCGCTTTACGCAAACCAGATCGAGTCAGATGTTTGGAATATTGGTTTGATCATAAACAAATCTAAAAGAGCAAGTAATGACTGGTTTGAGCGTCGAAAAAATAAACGTTGCAGAAGAGCGGCGACCGAACGCAAACGTAAATCGCTAAAGCAATTCAAAGCTT